TTTCAGAAAAAACTTTAATTTTTTTAATGTGTAAAAAGTGTGTAATCCCGGGGGGGGGATGTGTGATAGTATGTATAGGAAGGAATGGGCCGGTGGAGATTGCCGGCCTTTTTTTTGGCTGTGGGGGTTTTGGGCCGTTTTCCGACACTACAAAAACATTTTCAAGCTTCCAGTTGAAAACACATATATAAACGAAATGCACAGGCGATCGCATCTCCGGCCTTGCGGCAGTAAGGCTGAGGGTCATTTTTAGGGGTGCAATATTTTGCACCTGTTAGAGGGGTGTTTTTGTAGTGAAAAGTGACTTTCTGAAGTATCTTTCTGGCGAAAAAAATGCAGTTCGGGACGAGTTTATTTTGAGCAGGGAAAAATCGAATGGCTTTGAGCTTGTATTCGTCAGTCACCCAGAAATAAGCAAACCCGTATACTCCTTCTGGAGGGCCGGCGGGAAAGAAAAAAACAGCAATCACCCTCCCAAGCACACCGGTGGCAAAAAGCCCTACGCCATGGTCATGCTGAATGAGCTGGTTTCCGTTGTGGAAAAAGGCGTTCCTATTGAATCGATCGGGTACCTGGTTGCGCTTGCGCCATATGCGGAATGGGGAACAGGGCGGTTGGTATGTGGAAGAAAAAAACGAAAAATGCAGGTGGCGGACATTGAAAAAGTTTTCAGGAAAAGCCGCAGAACAACTCTAAATACGCTATCCACACTCAAAAAACACGGCCTTCTCTCCTGCACAGATGAAGGCTATTTTATTTCTAGTCATCTGATTAAGAAGGGGCGAACGAAAAAATGAGGATAAAATTCGAGAAGGGGTTCACGCCAGAACGAATAGGGGATATATTTGCACACGTCGTCAGGGGCGAAGGTGTAGTTATCGGTGCTGTGAATATCTACGTCCAGGTATATGACGAGAATATGATGCCGATCAAGTATTCCCAGGAAGATGAATATATCGTTATCAAGCCCGGAGATGTGGCCAAAAAAGAGTATACCGACGATAGCGCACGGACGCGACGAAAGCGTTTTGAGGTTGTTTAGAAACGAGGTGAAGGTGAAGGTGAAGGTGAAGAAAGTGAAAGGCAGTGGTGGCAGAAAAAGAAAGTATGATCGCGTGGTGCTAGCCAAAGAGCTGGAGCACTATATAGAAAGTACTGAAATTCCCATATTTAAAGAGTTTTGCGTCAGGCAAAAAGCATCACGCTCAACCCTATATGAAATGGAAGAATTGAAGCCGCTAATAAGTATGTGCACAGAGAAGAAGGAGGCGGCACTAGAAAGGCTATCACTGGAAGGGAAAGTGAATGTTACACAGGCTATTTTTAGCCTGAAGCAGCTTGGATGGCGCGATAAGCAAGAGCACGAAGTCACCGGGGCAGGCGGCGGGCCTATCATCGTGAAATTCGAAGGTGAGCTAGAAAAATGGAGTCGGTGATATTCCAGAAGCTGAAAACCGAGACGCCGAACCCGCGGCAGCAGGAATTTTTCACTTCAGGAGCGCGACACATAGGGTATGGAGGCGCTCGCGGCGGGGGAAAATCATGGGCCATGCGCCGGAAGTTCGTCATGCTGGCTATGAGATACCCCGGACTACGCTTATTGCTTCTTCGCCGGACGTTGCCGGAATTGAGGGAGAACCACGTCCAGCCGTTACTTGCTGAATTAACCGGATACGCAAAGTACAACGATACGGAAAAAGCATTTACTTTTCCCAATGGTAGCCGGTTGGTGCTGGGTTACTGCGACGCAGAGAGGGACGTTTACCGCTATCAGGGGCAAGAATACGACGTGGTTGGACTGGAGGAGGCCACCCACTTCACCGAAACACAAATGCGGTTTTTAACCACTTGTAACCGTTCCACCAGGACAGACTTTAAACCAAGAATGTATTATACCAGCAACCCCGGCAATGTGGGCCATAATTGGTTTAAGCGGCTATTCATTGATAGAGATTACTTGGAGACAGAGAACCCGGAGGATTATATCTTTATCCCGGCTAAAGTCTATGATAACACTGTGCTAATGGAGACTAACCCAGAATACGTACGCACCCTGGAGGCATTACCTGGAGATATGCGCCGGGCTATGCTTGATGGAGACTGGGATATATTCGCGGGCCAGTATTACCCCGAGTTTCGCCGGGAAATACACGTCGTGAAGTCGTTCGAGTTGCCGGACTATTGGAAGCGATTCCGGAGTTTGGACTATGGCCTGGATATGACCGCTTGCTACTGGTGGGCCGTGGACCTGCACGGGAAATGCTACATATACCGGGAACTACACCAGCCGGGTTTGACACTATCCCAGGCGGCGACAAGGATAGTAGAATTGACACCGGAGGCCGAGGAAATCAGCTACACAGTAGCCAGTCCGGACCTGTGGAACAGGCGACAGGAAACCGGGGAGTCGGGCATGGAAATCATGGTCAAGGCCGGGCTAACAGGACTTAGACGCGCGAACAATAGCCGAGTACAGGGCTGGAGGGTGCTGCGCGAATATTTGACGCCGTACAGTGACGAGCAGGGGATTCAGACGGCCAGGATTCAGCTATTCGATATCTGCCCGAACCTGATTCGCTGCCTGCCCTTGTTGCAGCATGACCAGCACAACCCGGAGGATGCAGCGGATACGCCGCACGACATTACGCACGGGCCGGAAAGCGTTAGGTATGGAGTGCTTAGCAGACCGCCGTTAAGCAGTTTGCCGATGCCCAACCTGCCCGATACCCTTACTCCCGATCTAAGGCACGATCTGGAGAGGGACCCGGAGGCTATGCGGCACTGGTTACGCCAGAATCCGGAGTACAGATAGCGAGGTGAACCATATTGAACCTTTTAAAGCCCTTGCAAAAGGTGGTGAAACGAATAATGCGCGACCCGGAACAACTATCCGAAGATGAACAACAGGCCAAGCTAGAAGCCTGGAAGAAACGCCTCCAGGAGGCCAAGGAAGAGCATGAGATATTCCGATCCGAGTGCGCCGTGTACGATGCTTTGTACGGCGGCACGAAACAAGTCAGGCCGCTTGGCGGTGCGGATATATATGTTTCAGATCGCTACCAGGACTACCCTTCGCCGCAACCGGCGCGGCAGGTGGTTAACCTTGTCTACCAGCTGATCGAAAGCCAGATTGACGTGAATATGCCTGTCCCGGCGGTAGAACCGACCGAGGAGGCCGACGAAGCTGAGCGCCGGAACATGATCGAGGGGCAGCTCACATACATGGCCGGGGATACCTCCCTGCGCCGCATCAACAGCGAGAACGAGCGAATAGTAAAAAAGAACGGGATTGCCTATTTTAAAGTTGGCTATAATCCAGGCTACAAGGCGCATACCTACCGCGGTAGGATTGAAACCACCAACCCGCATCCATGTAATGTTATTCTACAGCCCAGCGTATTCAACATTCGAGATATGGACTACCTGTTCCATGTCGAAAACCGGACACTGGACTACATATGCCGCGAATACGGTGAAGAATCCCGGGAGTTGCTAGAGTCTGAAAACCTGGAATACGGCCAGCTTGACTACTTCGAGTCCAGTGCCGACAGCTATCACAACGAAAAGGTGAAAAAGTTGTCGGTCGTAGAGGCGTGGCACAAAGACAAAGACGGAGATATCTGCCTACTGACCTGGGTAGGCGATACGATTATCAAAGACGAACCGAAATTCTTCTATAAGCGGGACGAGGCCGGAAATATTATCGAATTTGACGAAATAGACATACCCCGGTTTGACGAGGCGGGTAACCTTATCGGGCATGAAACCGTCCGGGTGCGCTGCCATGTGCCGGACAAGTTTCCCTTCGTACTCTGGTACAATATCCCGCGCGAAAAGTCAGCCAGGGGTTTAGCCGACCCGTACATTGTTTACGACCAGCAGGAAGGAATCAAAAAACTTCTTTCCGCCGAAGAAGAAAAGCAGATGAAAGGCACGACAAAGATATTTGTTCGCAAAGGTTCGGGCGCCGCCGGGAAGATTACCGACGCTACCTTGCAGGTTATCGAAACCGAGGACCCGCATAATGACGTTATTTCCAAGGACTTAAAAACCCCGGACAACAGCTTGAAGGACTTGTATTATCTATACGTGCAGGCTGCCAAGGACGCTTTAGGTGTTACCGAGGCTAGCCAGGGCAGGACGGACGGTGGGAAGGAATTATCAGGCCGCGCGTTGGAAATATTGGCCGCAAACACACAGGGACGTATGAGTGTCAAAGCGGACGAGAAGGACATTGCATATACTGAGCTATATCGAATGTGGTATGACTTTTTGTTGGCCTTTGCCGACCACCGGATACCATACCGCATGGATGGACAATACAATAAGCCCGTTTACGGCTACTGGGACAAATCAAAGCTAATTAAGCAGGACGACGCCGGGGAGTGGTACTACCCGGAGTTTGATATATTCGTACAAGCAGAAAGCGCATTGCCGAAGGACAAGCGGTTTATCCTTGACCTTGCTAATAACGCAGGCAACCGCATTGACAACGTAGAATACTGGATGCTGATGGAGTCAATCGGTGTGCCTAACGCTTCTGCAATATTGGAGATGGAACAGCAGAAGATGCAGGCGCAACAGGGGCCACCGCCGGGAACTATGCCACCACCCCAGGGAATGCCACCAGAGCCGCAAATGCCGCCCCAGGGAGGCGCGGACATTTCTCAAGGTATGTTACCACCGCCAGGGGAACAGCAAGGCGCAGAAGGGCAATTACCGCCTGAATTGATGATGGTGTTCCAGGCGCTTCCTCCCGAATTCCAAGAGAAGGTGCTGCAGCTTCCACCGAATGAAATAGTGGCATTTCTGTCACAGCCACCGGAGAAGATTGCAGAGGTGGTAAGACAGTCCGATGGTCAGTCACCACAAGGGAATCAATTGCCGCCTGAGTTATTGAAGATTATGCAACAACTGCCACCGGAGTTTCAAGAGAAGGTATTACAGTTGCCGCCTGACCAGATAATTGCTTTCTTGTCACAACCGCCAGAAAAGATAGCGGAAGTGGTACAGCAGGCAACCGGCGTTGGCGAACCGCCGCAGCAAGAACAGGGAAATGAACAGGCTTTGGCGAACTTAACTCCCGAACAGCGGCAAGTATTAATGCAAATGTTTCAGGGAGGTATGCCACCCGGAGAAACGCCGCCAGGTGGTGGAATAGAGCAACTTATAGCAAGTCTGCCGCCAGAGGTACAGCAAATCATAGCGCAGCTACCCCCGGAACAGCAGGCTGTGTTTTTGCAGTTATTGCAGACTGACCCCGAGCAGGCCATGGCAATGTTACAGGAAGTTTTGGGAGTGCAACCACAACTGAAAGGAGGAATTTAACCAATGGTAGCTAAGAAAACTCCGCCCAAAGGCGGGAGTAAAGCCAAGCCAACCGCAAAGAAAGCGCCACCAAAGAAAACTACGGCCAAGAAAATCAAGGGGGAATCAAATGTTCCTGCTAAGTTAGTGCCGTACAAGCCGTCAATTTACCTTGAAAATGGTCAGATACCGGCTTCTATAAGCAGAGCCAAGGTTGGTAATGTTGTCGATCTAAAGATGAAGGGGAAAATTGTTCGGCGGTCTGAATCACAGGATAGGGGCGGTACAATTACCGGCCTGTGTATTGAAGTATCTGAGGTAACGCCGGGCAAGAAAGGAAAATAGACATGCCGAAAGGAGAGGAAAACCCAGAATGACATTCACCCAAGAACAGGCCGAAGCTGCCCTGGCAAAGTGGCAGAAGATACTAAGATTGCAAGATTGGGAAATAAAGGTATGTATTTGCAGGGGTAGAGACTTGTCTCTTGATGGACAAGCAGAAGTACACTGGAGGATGGAGAAGAAGGCGGCAATAGTCAACTTACTCGATCCGGTTGACTATGACAACAAACGCTTCCCCCAAGACCACGAAACCGGCTTAGTGCATGAGCTTTTACACCTGCATATGGCTGGCTTTGCAGCAGAAAACGGAACACCGGAGGATATTGCGCAGGAGCAGGCCATACATGCACTTTCTACTGCTTTTGTAAGGTTGGATAGAATAGCAGAATGGCTCAAATAATGAAGGGAAAAACCATGCTCGAAAGGTTGTTAAGCAAAATATCAAAAACAAAGTATGATTGTATATCATGTAAATATTCGTCATTTTTAGATATACCAAGGTTTGAAAAGGATAACCCTGGCTGGTTTTGTTTTTTTAGTAATATGACAGTTGAGCAATGCAGAAGGAGTTTTAATTTGTCAACATGCCATAGTGCAAGACATAAAAAAAATAGAGGGGGAAAACCTATGATGCTTTCAAGTGAAGAAGTGTTAATCATTGAACAGCTTCGCAGCTTTGACTGGGGCAAGTTGACCGTTATTAAGAAAAACGGTGACGTGGTGATGATAACCCCGGCGCCGGATATTAAGGTTAGCAAGGATTAACCCAAAACGTAGTATGTAACTAAATAATTAATTCGTTTCCTGACTAGGAAAACCAGCGGGGAGTATAGAGCAAAGTGGGCTAGAGATAGTCTGTTTTGTTCTATACTTCCCGCTTTTTTTATTCCCCGGTAAGCCCACATAGGGGCAATTAAAGCGGCGTAAGCGGTGGAGTCGCCGCCCACGATTACCTAACACAGAGCCATTCTATTTCGAGGAGGTGAGGCAATATGGCAGGGCAGAACAGCGGAAACGTTCCTAAAATGCCGATTAAGGGTATCCAGCAATACGGTAGCGCAACCGGAAAGCCGGCCGAAAGCGGCAAGGTTATCTACGGCAGCGATCTCCGGGACGGCGTAAAGGGTAAAGGTAAGTAGCCCACGACGCTCCATGTTCACAGCATGGAGCGTTACCTTTTCAACCACAAATTCGCATGGAACAGCGCAAAAATCCACTTAATTAATGGAGGTATGGAAAATGACAATAGGAGGCGCAAACGCGGCAGGAACCGCCGACCTGTCAAGCGGAGATGCAACTAGTACCACTTCGTCAATCATCCCTGGCGACAACTACGCCAGCGGTGGTCCGGAACCACAGGAATACCAATCGGAAGATGCGGTTGATTTAGGCGAATTCGACTTTGAAAAAGCGGAGAAACCTGCTTCTGAAGAACCGGAAACGCCAGAACCTGCGGAAGAAAAACCGCCGGAAGTACCTGAACCTGTTAAAAGGGAGCAATCCCCGGAGGCCAATGCTGCTTTTGCCGAAATGCGGAGGAAAGCGGAAGAAGCTGAACGGGCATTAAAAGAGCGCGATTCCTGGGTAGCGCAAAACTTTGGCCAGTCCCACGGTATTCATACATGGGAACAGTACCAATCAGCAGTAGCGCAGACCCACCAGCGACAGCAAATAGCGCGACAACAGGAAATGCAGCAGCGCCCGGCGATAGTATTCCAATCGACGTATGACATGCTTGTAAATCAGGGCTACGAGGAACCGGTAGCTCGTGAGATCGCCAACGCAAAGGCCGCCACAGCAGATCAGTCACTTCGGCTTGAGGCTGTTCAAAGCGAGATTGCGGCTATGAGGCGTCAAGCGCAGGCCAACCAAGAGGCTTTTAGGCAACAACAAATGTTGCAGCAGCAAGAAGCCATTCACCAGCAAAAGGCGCGGGAAATACTCACCGATTACGACAAGCTGCGTAAAGACTACGGCGACCTAGTGCCTACCAACCTTGCCAAATTAGGCGATGAAACGGTTGAAAAACTGAAAAAAGGCTACAGCCTATACGATGCCTGGTTTATAACCAACAAGACGAAGGTGCTGGAGAAAGCGCAAAAAGCGGAGGCTCAAAAGACACTGAACAAAATTAACAGTAAGTCCCACCTGAAAACGGAGGGTGACGGTGCAGGGGATTCTAATGCAAGCGCGACACCACTGCCTGCCGATACCCTGCAAATGTATAAGGACTCTGGCATGACGGAACGACAGGCCAGGGCATTCCACAAAAAACTTTACGGATAGGAGATGAAATGTGAATGTTTGTACTTGAAAGCACTTATGATGGTGCAGGAACCGTTGTTGAGGTATTACCGTTGACCAACGAGGAGGCTGCGGCTGTTGGCGAAACCTTTAAGTTTGCTAGCGGCAAGCTGACTAAAGCCTCAACCACCACTAAACCTGCTTATATCGGGATTCAGAAGGTAGCCGCTGGTACGAGTAACAACGTTGAGGCTATTGCCGTTCGTGCCGACCAGGTATGGCTGGCCGATTATACCTCTACCGCCAGTCCGGTAGTGCCCCCGGCAGTAGGCTCAAAGTATGCCCTGGATTCCAACGGCCTGAATATCAATGCGGCTTCCACTAATGGAACGCCTGCAACCATTATTTCGGTGGATACTGCCAAAAAGAAATGCCGGGTTAAGTTCGAGTAGCCCGGGCAAGCAACCGAATAAACCGCACAGAAGGAGCTTTTAAGGAGGCTCTTTTTTTGTGCCCAAAAATTTGAGAGGAAGTGAAATATAGTGATTGTAACTGCAACTGCGGGGAAAATAGATGCCGCTATTGGTAGATTTGAAGGTCCACTAATGGCATTTATTTCCAGGGAAGAACAGGACTTTGCTAAGGAAAGTATTAAGGGTAAGTTGTATAACGTGCGCAAGTCCAAGCACTACAGCGAGTCTTTTGCTGGTTTAACCGGCATTGGGCCGTTTGTGCCTACGGACGGTCAAATACCATACGAGAGCTTTGAAGAAGGTTTCTCTAAACAGATGATCCATACCGTTTTCAAGAAAGGTATTGAGATCAAGCGCGAATTAATTG